CGCATTGGATTTCTGGGACTTCATGAATTTGTCGATTGAGCTTTGGGGCAATGCCTATGCTTCAGTCGTGCGAGAGGGTCGTCGCATTGTCGCGTTATATCCGATTAAACCGGATGCAATGGTCGTTCGCCGTTTGGCAAATGGGCCTTTGGAGTATCGCTGGACGGATGGTGGTAAGTCCTACACTCAGCTCGATCGGAATGTCTTGCACATCCGTGGGCCAGGCGGAAACGCCTTGGGCGGAATGTCGACTCTGAGTTTTGGACTTCAGGCATTTTCGTCTGCTTTGGCGGCGGATCGCGCTGCTGCGAGCATGTTCAAGAATGGGTTACGCCCATCGGGTATCATCGCATTCAAGGAATGGCTGAATCCGTCAGAACGGGAAAGGGCAGAAAGTCTTGTCGAAAAGTACGTTGGTGCGGTCAACTCGGGCAAACCGTTTATAGTAGAAGGTGGAATGCAATATTCTCATCTGAGTATTTCGCCGGAAGATGCGCAGATGCTAGAAACACGGCAATTTAGCGTAGAAGAGATCTGCCGATTTTTTCAGGTTCCGCCTGCTTTGATCGGGCATGCTGGCAGTTCCACCGCCTGGCCGACAAGTGTTGATCAGCAAGTTTTGATGTTCACCAAGTTCTATCTGCGTCGCCGGGTGAAGCGCATTGAACAAGCGGTTCGCAAACAGCTACTGACGCCGGAGGACCGCGCAAAAGGTTATTCGCCGCGGATCAATATGGATGGCCTTATGCGGGGAGATTCTTCAAGCCGCGCTGCCTTCTATCAGACGATGACCCAGATCGGGGCGATGACGATAAACGATGTCTGCGACATTGAAGGCTTGCCGCGTAAGCCGGGCGGCGATGTTCCGCGTGTGCAGATGCAAAACATCCCGATCACGCAAACAGAAGGGGCAGAAGAGTAAAATGGACTTTGAACGGAAAGATGCTGCGGTCGATTTGCAGGCGGCGGTCAAAACGGGTGTCATTGAGGGTTATGCAAGCCTGTTCAATGTGGTCGACAGCGGCGGCGACATTGTTGCGCCGGGCGCTTATCGTGCCAGCCTTGAACGGCTGGCCGCAGAAGATCGGAAGATCAAGATGCTATGGCAGCATGACCCAAACGCGCCTATCGGGATCTGGGATGACGTTCGAGAGGATGACAAGGGCCTTTACGTCAAAGGCCGGGTGATTCAGGACGTGACCAAGGGCCGTGAGGCTTTGAAGTTGATTGAGGCTGGTGCGGTTGATGGTCTGTCCATTGGGTATCGGACAATCAATGCCTACAAAGATAACAACGGTCGGCGCATCCTGCAGAAAGTCGAACTTTGGGAAGTGTCGATTGTCACCTTCCCGATGCTGCCTTCGGCCACGATTGCATCCAAAACCGATGTGCCGAAAGAGATTGTTGAAAGGCTCAAGGCCGGGGACCGGTTGACTGAGCGCGAATTCGAGAAATTGGCCAAGGGAGTTGGGCTGTCGAATTCACAGGCGGAGCGGGCCGCGCGTGTCCACCTGAAGGGACAGGGGGAACCTGTCGAAGCGGCAACCGAGGCGGAGAAATTTTTCACCGCATTGCTTGGGGGCTGACCCCTTAACTCAAAACTAAGGAGGTTCCTATGTCTAATAAGGAACAAAAATCCGCTAGCGAATTGGCAGCGGAAACGAAAGCGGCATTCGATAAGAAATTCGATGCCGTCAAAGAAATCGCGGAAAATGCGCTTGGTAAGGCGGCGGCCGGTGAAGCGATCTCTGCGGAGCTGAAAGCCAAGGCCGATGAAGCCTTGACCGAAATGAACGTGGTCAAGGCTCATTTGGATGAACTGGCCCAAAAGCTGGATCGTTCAGGCGATGTTGGCGCGGATGAACAGAAGTCGGTTGGTGATCGTTTTGTCGAAAGTAATGAGTTTAAATCCTTCGAAGGCGAAGGCTTTAGCCGTGGCGGAAAGGCGCGTGTCGAACTAAAGGCAACGCTGACTACCGCGACAACCAACACGGCTGGAGCTGTTGGGGCTGGTGCGCAACCAACACGACTTCCTGGTGTGCAGGGTCTGCCGCAGCGCCGGATGACGATACGCGATCTTCTAATGCCTGGTCGCATGGACGGAAATTCTCTGGAATACATCCAAGAGACGGGTTTCAACAACAATGCCGCGACTGTTGATGAAGGCGCTGCCAAGCCGAAATCTGACATCAAGTTGGCGGAGAAAAACACCGGTCCGAAGGTCATTGCGCACAGTATGAAGGTGTCGCGTCAGGCGCTTTCAGATGTGTCGATGTTGCGGTCGATGATCGACCAGCGCCTGCTTTACGGTCTAGCGTTCCAAGAAGAAAACCAGCTTTTGAACGGCGATGGCACAGGCCAAAACCTGTCTGGTCTGATCACCAATGCGACCGCCTACGCACCTGCATTCGCGCCGAAGGCGGAAACTGTGATTGACAAGCTGCGTTTAGCGATGCTTCAGGCTGCGCTTGCCGAGTATCCTGCAACTGGCCATGTGATGCACCCGACTGACTGGGCGCGGGTCGAACTGACCAAGGATGGCAACGACAACTACATCATCGGTGATCCGCAGGGCAGTGCCCAGCCGATGCTGTGGCGTCTTCCTGTGGTGGAAACACAGGCTATTTCTGTCGATAAATTCCTGACTGGTGCGTTCCAGCTGGGGGCGCAGATTTTCGACCGTTGGGATGCGTCGATCGAAACTGGCTATGAAAACGATGACTTCACCAAAAATTTGGTGACCATCCTCGCTGAGGAGCGGCTGGCACTGGCGGTCTATCGCCCCGAAGCCTTCATCTACGGCGATCTGGGATTTGTCGCCTAGCGCATTGCTCAAAACAGAAGAAATGAAGGGGGCGGAATTTTCGCCCCCTTTGGCTTGCCCTACAGGAGGATCAAATGGAATTTGAAGTTAAGCGGCCCCATCAAGGGGATAAGTGGTATGACGAAGGTGACACGCGCGTGGCCGATGAAAGGGATGTTGGTCATTTGATTGCCAACGGGATTCTTGTGCCGAAGACCGCCGCTGCGAGCAAATCCAAGACCAAGGCAGCTGCGCCGCCTGAAAACAAAACATCTGACTGAACGGGTTATTGGCAATGTGGCTAGAACGGGTTTCGGGCGGCGCAGAGGATCTCATCGACCTGCAGGACGCTAAGGACTATCTTCGCATTTTGGTTCCTGACTTTGACGATGATCTGTCTGCTGCTATCGCTTCAGCAAGCGCTTCTTTGGACGTTGATGAAGACGGTTTTGGCGGGTTGGGGTTCCCTCTTGTATCGCAAAAATGGGTTCAGAAAGGCACTAATTTCAGTACTCAGATGTTGCGCTTGCCGTTTTCTCGCATCGCATCCGTTGACCAAATCCGCTTCACGTCACCAGGCGGTAAGTCGGGGATTGTTGGTGCTACCGACTACCATCTGACCAAGAGCGGCCGAGAGTGGCGAGTATCCTTGCGGTCTGGCGCGTGCTGGCCTGAGTTGGATGATCTTCCTGACGCGGTCGAACTGCATTTTTCCGCTGGATGGCCAGACGCTTCATTGGTTCCCGCCGATATCAAGGCTGCTGCCCGCTTGTTGGTTAAATTCTTTTTCGAGAGCGGTACGGAATCGGGTGCACGTGACTTGCCGGATGAAATCGCCCGAGGTGTTGATGGTCTCACGTCCCGATACCGGCGATTTTCACTATGAAACGCCGTAGGACTAAAGGGCAAATGATCCGTGGCGCTTTTCAAGAGAAAAACGTGGATCGGTGGGAGGAGCGTTTCGAGGATTCGTTGCGGGTTACATATCTGCGCGGGGGTGAAGATGTCATTTCTGGTCGATTGGCTGGTCGCAACGTGGTTGTGTTGGGGGTCCGTAGCGGCCCTTCATCTAATGCGGTCACTGAGGCATGGCGAATTAAGGACAAGAACACAGGACGGGTGTTCAATATCCGGTCGATTATCCCCTCTGAGGGCGGCGGCTGGATCGATTTTACCTGTGAAACCGGGGTGCCGACTTGATGCGGGTTGTGGGTATAAAAAAGGCCCG